ATCTTTGTGACTGTATGTTATTCCATATTCTTCTGTAATTATTCCCGGTACTCGATAACCGTAACCTGCAAATTTCATGATCTTACAGGGGTTTAAGATTATTGATGTGTTGGTGGTTATTATGTCTATTCCAATCTTGAGAGATAATTGTAAATGTGGATCACCACTAGCACCACCTTCAAAATCAATCCTACCCTTAGCTGCAGGCGGTTGTGTAGCAGAAGGCGTGAGTGTTGGTGTTTGTGTTGGTGTTTTTGTATTTGTTATTGAAGGTGTCGGTGTTGCGGTTACTGTTCGCTCAGTATTAGGTCTTGTAACGGAGGGCGTCGGTGTTACAGTTGAAGTTGGTGTTTTTGTTTGGGTAGGGGTTTGAGTTATTGTAGGGGTCGGTGTAGAGGTTTGTACAGGTGTTCTTGTTGGTGTTTGTGTTTGTGTTGGTGTGGTAGAAGGAGTGGCTCCTATAGTTACAGAAGGAGTCGGTGTTTGGGTTGTTGTAGGAGTTGCTGTAGGTGTTGACCCTGGTGTACCTGTGGGTGTTTGGGAAGCTGTTTGTGTTGGTGTTCTTGTTGGTGTAGGTGTATTAGTAGCTGTAGACGTGGGGGTATTTCCAGGTGTTGGTGGCGGGGTGCCGGTTGGTGTAGGTGACGGATCTGGATTTTCTATGTCAAAATTTCCGTACGCAACAACAAGGTAAGTAGAACCCGGTACAAATGTAGTGAACGGTGACGGGAACCCAGGTTGTGAAGTAAGAAAACCGGTTCCGCTCGGATTAGGAATAAGCACAGCTTCTATATAATCTCTGTATCGATCAAAACTCATTGGTACACTGTACGGGAAGGTAATAATGTTATAACGTCTTTTTAGCTTAATAGTATCAGGAACTACCACGTCAGGTAAACTTAAAGAGAAGTTTAGACCCGCTGTTTTAACAATTAAATAACCTGTAGTGGGTTGAAAAGTCGTTATAGGGCTTGCAAAGCCAGGTTGATATACTGAAAAACCAGAATTTGAACTATTAATACCTGCTATAAAATCTACATATGTATCATAGTCAGAAAACGGGTATGAAAACAACCCGTTAAATTGAAGTAGACTATATTTTTGAGTGATATTGACTATCCGCACTCAATTATTTATTTTTAATTGTAGCAATTACCTTAACGATGAACTTTAATAATTTGCTTCTTGTTATGTCTTCTTCAGTAAAATGAAACGCATGTATACCTTGTGTGTGACTTTCGTCAGAATCAAATGCTTTCATTATTTTCTCGAAACCAGACTTATGAATGTCGGATTGTAGTGAATCTCCTATAACAAACAATTTACAATTTTTACCAAATCTCGTCAAAATAGTAACTAATTCACTGTGTTCTAAGTTTTGAGCTTCATCGACAATAACAACGCTATTAGCAAAAGTCGATCCTCTTAAAAAGTTAACCGGTATACTCTTTATATATTCACTCTCAAAAAGCATATTAGTTATCTGCTTACCTACTAATTCATCGCATTTTTCTATTAAAGGTATACTCCAAGGTTTAAATTTTTCATCTACTTCACCCGGTAAACTACCTAACTTTCTTGTAGCAGATTCAACGATACTTCGAATATAAATGATTTCATCAATCTTTTTTTCTTTAAGCATTGTTAAAGCAACATATACTGCGCAGTATGTTTTTGATGAGCCTGCAGGACCGTCGCAAAAAAGAATATGTGATTCTTCTTCCATAGCTTTTTCAACAAAAGCTTTATGACGATCGTTGAAATGAAATTTTTGATCAATCCTAAAATTTAAAAAAATATCAGGCTTAATAATGCCATTCTCATCACGGGCATGTTGTTTGGCAGCTTTTCTCAGCTGTCTCTCCTTCTTTGACATCTGTAAATATTTATTCTTGACATTGTTATTTTGTGACATAAATTTTTAAATAATGGAAATTATTGTTACAGGTGGGTTAGGCTTCATTGGTTCGCACCTTATCGAGGTTCTTCTCGAAAAAACAGATGCAACCATACATTGTTTTGATAATGAAACATATGCTGCTGATTTAAAATTCAAGGAAAAACTACAACATAATAAAAGAGTTATTTTTTATAAGGTAGATATAGCTAGAAACGATCAAATTAAGCTTATTTTATCAAGTTTAAACCGTATCGATTACATAGTACATCTAGCTGCTGAATCGCATGTTGATAATAGTATAGATGGTCCGGAGATATTTGTACTAACTAATGTCCTCGGTACGTTTAATATGCTCGAATTTGCTAAGCAAAAAAAAGTGAAGAGATTTGTACATGTTAGTACAGATGAAGTGTACGGTTCAATTGATACACCGTTACAAAAAGCATTTCATGAAACGACGATACTTGATCCGAGTTCTGTTTATTCTTCTACAAAAGCATCATCCGATCTTATAGTTAAAAGCTATAGTAAGACTTACAACCTCGATACGTGTATTACGAGGTGTTGTAATAATTACGGACCGAGGCAAAATAAAGAAAAATTACTACCTAAACTAATAACAAATACTTTGTCAAATAAAACTATACCTGTTTACGGAGATGGAAGAAATGTAAGAGAATGGCTATATGTGGTTGACCATTGTAATGCTATTTTAGCTGTATTAAACTATGGTAAAGCTGGTGAAATTTATAATATAGGCTCTGGATGCATAGTATCAAATATTGCTCTAGTGAAACATGTATTACAAAAATTTAACAAAAAAGAAGATTTGATAACATTTGTCGAAGACAGAAAGGGCCACGATTTTATGTACACAATAAATTTTGAAAAAATTAAAAAAGAGCTTAATTGGCAGCCAAATGTTACTTTTCTTGATGATGGTCTAGATTTAACTATTGATTACTATAGAAATAATCTATAATTATAGGGTAATGAGCGAACAAACTATTTTCTTAAGCGACGATAAGCTTTTCTATACTCTGGAAGGTGAGGGTGAATATGTTGGTTGGCCTTCGGTGTTTATGCGTCTTTCTATGTGTAATTTAACTTGTAAAGGCTTTGCTTCTGCTGACTCACCTAATGGCTGTGATAGCTTTATTAGTTGGACGGTAAAAAATAGAATGACTTTTGAAGAGGTGTTCGATTACATGACTCAACGTGGCTATCAATGCCATCTTAAAGATGGCGCTATTTGGAAAATTACAGGTGGTGAGCCTCTTATACAGCAGAAAGCTTTGCTTGAGCTTGTCGATCAATATATCTTTAGATTTGGTTATGTACCAAAAATTGACTTTGAAACAAATGCAACGGTACTACCCGATCATCAGTGGAAAGATTGGGGAGCTACATTTACGACTTCACCGAAGCTTAGTAACAATGGCGACCCGGTTGAAAAAAGATATAAACCAGAAGTATTAAAATGGCACGTACAAAACGGTTCAGGGTTTAAATTTGTAGTAAGTGGAGAAGATGAAATAAATGAAATTTTGGAGAAATACGTTCAAGATTGCGGGGTACCGACTAGCAGGATATGGCTTATGCCGTGTTGCGGGAGTAGAGCTGAGCATAATGAAAAATGCGCTAGTGTTGCAGAGCTATGCAAGAAGCATAATTTTAAATTTAGCCCAAGATTACAACTAGTAATTTGGGATAAAGCGCTTAAGGTTTGAGATACTTTCCAAACCAAGTTCCCCACATAAACACACCAAAAGGTTCTAACGTTTTATTAAAAACTAGTTTATCTACTGACTCTCTTACTTGCTTACTTTTAACATCATTACTCACATAATCATCTATAACTACTATACAGTTTTTTTCTAGTAAATGACTATATGTTTGTATATCTCTTTCAATTAATCCATCTGCGTCTAGTATAAACAAATCTACAGAATGTAATATATTATTCACCTTCCCAATAACTAGCTCATCGTAAGATACGCCTCTTACAAGTTTTATCCTTTTATCTACACCCCAATCCACCATATTACTAATAAAATCTTTAATTATGTCGCTAGAAGGCAACGACGGTTGCTCCTTGAATGTCCCGCCTGGCTCAATAGTTACCACAGGAACATGGCTATCTAATGCTGCAGAAATAGTAGACCCACCGACATACGATCCTATTTCAAGAATACCCTTTCTAGCTGCTCTACCAAACATGTTAAGCAAGAGTAACGTATCTACATGAAGCATAGAAATAGACTTTAGTTTTTTAAATTTTTCTTGTTTTTCAATATCCTCATTGCAACTAAAAACATATTCGTATAAATCATCAACAATTACATTAGGTATTTGATTAATGATTTTTTCTTCAAAATTCACAAAATTACTTACTAGTATTTTTAATATTATCAAATAATATATTGTAATGCGTATTGCAATTTGTGGCACAGCTTGTCAGGGTAAAACTACTTTAATAAATGACATAATTAAAGAATGGCCGATGTATTCCAAATCTAAAGAATCCTACCGTAAAGTCATTACAGAGGAAAAATTAAAAATAAACAAAGAAGTTAATAAGGATGGGCAACGGAAAATATTAAATTGTCTGATTGATGATCTACAAAGTACATCAAAAGATGATAAGATTATATTTGACAGATGTCCGCTAGATAATTTAGTATATTCATTATGGAGTAACGGTAAAGGGAGTTCTGATATAGATGATAATTTTATTAAAGAATGTATTCCTCTTGTCCGTGAGAGTATGAAGTTTTTAGATATAATCTTCTTTTTACCTATTACAAAAGCAGCTCCTGTAAAGATAGAGAAAAAATCTACCCGTGAAATTGATAAACTTTTTATTGAAGAAATAGACCATATTTTTAAAGCTATAAACTTTCAAGCAAATCAAAACAAATCTCCGTTTTTTGACTCAGCAGATCGTCCACCAATAATTGAAGTCTTTGGAAATCCAGAAGAAAGAATACAGATGATAAAATTTTATATCGGCCAAGATGGTGGTTTAGTAGAGTCAGAAGAGAGTGTTTTAAGCTTTGAAAACTTAAGCGAGATGCAATCCTTACTAGATACACAGCAATCTATAAATGAAGACGAAAAACAAGAGCAAAAAATCAAGAAGCAGATCATGGTAAACAATAAATATTTACGTGACAAAATTTAATGACAAGTTTGAGCATTTATTAGAAAGCTACCCTACATCTGTAAGAATAGTAAAAAGAGAATTTTATCCAAAGAATTTTAAGCTATCAGAAGGCTTTGTTAAAGCTTTTAGGGATGAATACAAGAGATTGATTGATGAAGGTCACGATAAAAGAAACGCTTTAAGAAAAATCAACAAAGCGTTATTTTTTCACACTAGAGCTTAAAAGAATTTAAATACTTTATACCTAAAGCCAAGATTGAAGCCTAATCTTTGAGCTTGTGTGTGATAAACATCAAACGAAAAGCAGTTGTTAGCAGCAGTTACAATATTTGTAGCATATAACATACCCGATAAAAGAGGCATAACAGTAGTATATGACGGATCTAAAACAATATTAATGTCCTGAACTTTTATGCTCGCGTATGTAAGATTACTCGGTAAAGGATCTGAAACAGTAACAGTGACGTATTGATTACCGGATTGAATAAGACCGTTGCCATAGCTCTCATATACTCTTGTAAAAATATTATCTAAATAGGAGGTAACTGAAGGAACGAAATTCGTTTTTATGTCTACATATTCATCTGAACCTTTTATATAGTCAGCACTAACACATATCCCACCGGTAAAAATAAATTTATTATAATAACCATTTACAGAATCCGTACCTGTACGCCCGTTAGAACAAAAATTATCTGCAGAAATATTTGAAACAAGTGTAATTGAGCGCGCAAAAATATCTTGCGCGCATGTAGTGCCCATAATAGTAGCGTTCTTACCTGTATCGGTCTTTACTACATTTAAATTTTCAAAATCTATCGTCTGTGTACCTTGCTCGGTTTGCACAAGCAAAAGATCACCGTTAACCAGCTCAGGTACAGTAGTTAACTGAGATATATTAACAAAATTACTATTTGACGCGTTATTTGCCATTTATATTATTTATATTAAAATATTGAAAGCCCATATGAATAAAATAGGTGTAGGCATTGTGACTTGTAATCGGCCTACTTTCCTTCTTAAGTGTTTAATGAGTGTACCAGATAGTATTCAAGATATTGTCGTAGTTAATGATGGTAAGGACTTTGCTGATATTGATAAGTTACATAAAAAGAAGAATTTTACATATTTTCATAACAAACAGAATATAGGGGTCGGGAGATCAAAAAATAAACTATTACGCCATTTGCTTGATAGCGGTTGCGATCATATTTTTATTATAGAAGACGATATTGTTGTTAAAGATAAAGATGTTTTTAATGAATATATCCGTGCAAGAAATAAGACAGGCATACAACATTTTAACTTTGGTTATCACGGACCTGCCAATAAAGGCGGTATTTCAGGCGGTAAACCAAAACCAAGATTTGTGGTTGATTACGGCGAAGTAAAAGTCGCAATTAATATGCATAGCGTCGGTGCATTTTGTTATTATACTAAAGAAGTTCTTGAGAAAGTTGGTTTGATAGATGAAAAGTTTATTAACGCTTTTGAACATGTGGATCACGATTATAGGATTGCTAAAGCTGGGTATAGTACCCCATATTGGAATTTTGCTGACATAGCTAACAGTTGTGATTATCTCGAAGAAATTGAATGTTCTGAAAACAGTAGTTCTATACGACCTCGGGATGATTGGCAAAAAAATATACAAGACGGTGTAAAACTTTTTAGTGAAAAGCATGGATATCTACCTGCATGGCAAAATGCAGTACCCGACACATCCCCAGATAAAGTTAAAGAAATCCTAAAAACTATTCATAAAAAGCATGCAATCCGAAATTGATATTTTAATTCCTGTCTCAATAGATCACGAGGATAGGCTAAGAAATTTATCTATTGTTTTAAATTATTTAACTAAAGCTAGATTTAAGAACGTATATGTACGTGAATATTTTAAAGACGAGCCTAAAGCAAAGAAATTACTACAACAATATACAAAGTATAATTATACATCCTTTAAAAATGAAAAAGATCATTTTAACAAAATGACATGTATTAATGAATTGTTTAATTTCACAAGTAACAAAGTTGTATGTTGGTATGATGTTGATGTTCTGGTAAGTAAGAAAAGTCTTTTTGATTCAATAATATTAATTAAAGAAGGAAAATATGATGTTGTTTATCCTTATGACGGTAACTTTTTTGATATACCTGCTGAGACAGTAGATAAGCTAATAAGCGATTTAAACACACCGATAGAACTGAAGAAATGTACTTTGTTTAATAAAAGCTCTTGGGGTGGTTGTGCTGTTTTTTCGAGAGTAGCTTTCACGGCAGGTGGTAAATGTAACCCAAACTTTAAAAATGTAGGGTATGATGATGACGAGTTTTTAATGCGATTCAGAAGACTCGGTTTTAAAATCGGTAGAACTGACGGTGTATTATTACATTTAAACCACTTCCGTGGTAATACATCTTTCAACTACAACGACTATACTAAAAATAATATCGATGAAGTAACAAAAGTTACACATTTACCCCTGGAAGAATTAAAACAATACATTAAGAATTGGTAATGATCACAGCACGGTTAAAAGGTGGCCTCGGTAATCAGATGTTCCAAATAGGAACAGCACTGGCCTTATCTAAAAAATATAAAGATAGCTACGGTATCGATTATAACATTAAGCATCATTCCGGACAAGGTTTTCCGCATTTAAAGTATAAAGATAACATATTCAAAAATATTCCTATTATTGATTTTCATGTACCGGATTTTGAAGTATATAACGAAACTCGGTTTAACTATGCTGAAATACCTAAAATAAAAGAAAATTTAATTATTGATGGTTATTTTCAAACAAATAAATTTTTTCTAGACTACAAAGAAGATGTAAGAAATATGTTTCATTTTGATCTATCGCTAAAAGAAGCGGTCGATAAAAAAGTACGATCCATTAAGAATATATCTCAAAAGAATAAGGTTACTGTAATGCATGTCCGAAGAGGTGAATACACATTACTACCAAAAATACACCCGGTTCAACCTCTAGAGTTTTTTGAAAAAGCTTACAATATCTGCAATGATAATGATACGTGTTTTATTATTATAACAGATACACCTGATTGGTGTAGATATAATTTTACACAAAAGAATGTGTTCTTCTTTCAATCTGGTTTTAACTTTTTCCATGATCATAAAGGTGGTGGCTTAAGCGAGTTGTACGATCTATATCTAGCTTCGTCTGCAGATAAAAATATTATCTCAAATAGTTCGTTTGGCTGGTGGGGTGCATATCTCGGTAAACAAAAAGAAAAAGTAATATGCCCTAGACATTGGTTCGGCGAAGATGTATGGTTTAAACCTGCTAACTGGACTGATTGGGGTGATATTTTTGTAGATGGGTGGACAATACTATGAAAAAAATTCTTATTCTAGGTTCTGAAGGACAAATAGGAAAGTCTCTTGAAGAGTATCTATCTAAGAAAGGTTTTGCAGTTACAGGCTTAGATCTGACAATAGAAGCGTCGCATGATCTAAGAAAGTATAATAATTTTACTCTGTATAAAAGTATTGCTGATTGTGATTTTGTTTATTTTCTAGCATTCGATGTAGGAGGCTCAAGGTATTTAAAAGAATATCAATATACGTTCGATTTTATTGATAATAATACTTGTATCATGTCTAATGTGTTTAAGGTTTTAGAAGAATTTAAAAAACCTTTTATTTTTGCTTCAAGTCAGATGTCGAACATGAGTTATTCACCGTATGGTGTTGCAAAAGCGTTAGGCGAATACTATACAAAAAGTTTGAACGGTCGTATTGTAAAGTTCTGGAATGTTTACGGTATTGAAAGAGACATGAACAAGGCACATGCAATTACTGATTTTATTTTAAAAGCTAAACACACAGGGGTCATTGATATGCTAACAGACGGACAAGAAGAACGTCAATTATTATATAGTGATGACTGCTGCAGATGCTTACAGATAGTAGCAGAAAACTTTGAAAGTATATCTATAAACAAAGAAATACATATTACAAATTTTGAATGGTACAAGATTATAGATGTAGCAAATAAAATAGCAGATATGTTTCCAGGAGCTAAAGTTGTACCCTCGAGAGATATAGATTCAGTTCAACTTAATAAAAAGAATGAACCCGATCCCTATATATTAAATTTCTGGAAACCAAAAATTTCGCTTGATGAAGGCATACAGCGTGTTGTAGATTTCTACAAAAATAGCAATTATTGAATTTATAATACTGTTTAATAAATTTATACATGGATGAATTAGTACTGTCACAATCTTGGGGTGGTCTCGGTGACAATCTACAATTATCTACACTGCCTGAACTCTATGCTAATATTAAGAAAGAAGTGTTTCTTTCTTCTGAAAATACAGTACGAAATCCTGAAATTAAAGATATTGTCTGGGACAAAAATCCTTTTATTAAAGGTATTAAGACTGAACCTGGTAATATAGGTGGAAGACTCTTTGGATCTATTCCTAAGAGTGCTTGGGATACAGAATGTAATATAATTAAAAAATGGGAATTAGTGCACGGGTTTAATACAGGCGAAAATTATCCTAACCCAAAGATATATTACAAGCCTAATAAAATTAAAGAACATAAGAATAAAATCGTTGCAGATTTAACATCGGTAACAACTTCACAGAATTACAATAGTGAAGCGCTTAAGAAAATAATTTGTAAAAAATATTTAAAAGATAATTTTTATATTTTAAAGCCTAAAAGCCAGCATATCCCTCAGCCTCTATTTGAACATCAAACAATTGAATTTAGTAATATTTTTGAATATGCAGATATTATTTCATCAACAAAACAATTTGTATGCTTATATAGTGGTTCAATGGTTTTGGCAGCTGCGATAAAAGATAATAATATAGATTGCTATTTTCCACCACATGAAAGCTATACATTAGAAAAGCAAAAGCCGTATTATTATTTTAATAATGTAAATTACTTTGAAACATTATGATTGAAAATTACGAAGTTTTACCCACAGGTGCTATCAAACAGGTTAAGATTGAGCCTTTTACTTACGACTATAACTATATTGATAAAGCTTATAATACAGGAAGACCGGTTGATAATAATTCAATGTCGTGTCTCCGCTTAGGTAATATCATTGGTACGCTCGGGTATATACCGCAATCTATCCTAGATGTCGGCTACGGTAACGGTAATTTCTTAGAATGGTGCTCGAAATTAATACCCGGGTGTTATGGGCATGATATTGAACCAGCTTATCCGTTATCTAAAAATATAACTTTTACCAAAGATATTACAGAGAAATTTTTTGAAGTTATTACTTTTTTTGATTGCTTAGAGCACTTTAATAATTTAGACTTTATTGGTAGTCTAAAATGTAGATGGCTCGTTGTAAGCTTACCCTGGTGTCATTATTTTTCTGATGAATGGTTTACAAATTGGAAGCACAGAAAACCTAATGAACATATTTGGTTTTTTAATGACGATTCATTAAAGAATACTTTCCAGCAATATAATTTTACTTTAGTACGAACGAATAATATAGAAGATACTATCCGCAAACACGAGCATTATCCAAATATTTTAACACAAATTTATATTAAGAATGAAGCTTAAGATTATTAAAGACAATTCAGCTGTAGGTCTCGGCTCTACTATTCTAAGAGTGCTACATAATTTACAACATTTAAGTGACGATCGAATTTTATATTTTGAAATAAATAACCTTTTATATTCCAGTCAAGGCAATACCTGGAATAAATTTTTCTATCAACCGTTTGAAAATAATAAAGATGAAATAAAATCTCTTTTTAAAAAAGGAGATTATGAAATAGAAACATGCTGGTATAAGTGCGGAAAATTTGTCTTAAGCTACGGTAAAGATCAAGATAAAGATCAATTTTTAAATAGAGATTTTGTAAGCCCGCTACGTAAGATTATTCAAAAATATTTTAAAATTAAAAAAGAGATAGCTGAAATAGGCGATACATTTATAAAAAACAACAACGATATGCAAAATGTATTGTCTGTTCATAAAAGAGGAACAGACCATTTTGTTTCTGGTGGCCATGCAGCAGGACAAAAGCATTTAATGGACTATAAAGCTGTCATTAAACCCTCCATAGAGAGAGCCTTGAAAGATAAAAAATGTGATAAAATATTTTTAGCCACCGATGAACAAGAGACATATGATAATATCAAAAGAGATTTTGGTAATATTCTTTTAAAATATAATACAGAACTCATACCGACTGGTTCCGATGGTGGTTTACATTATTCAAACGCTTACAGTGATGAAAATAAGAAATATAAATTAGGTGTAGATATGCTTACAGATGTTACTATAATGGCTGCTTGTAAGTATAGTTTATGTATGAAGAGTAATGTTTCTATTTTAAATATTTTACTCAGGGATAACTATAATTATGAGTTTATTGATAATCATATTGATTACGGGATGGCAGGCTAATGTTACAGGTTAACCTATTTGACGGTACATTTGGTCATTCACTTAATGAAAATGGGTTTCTAACGTCTACTAAAGATCGTAGGCCGATCCTTATTTCTTATAAAGAAAAGCTTATGTCATACGACGGTATCACGGTCTTTAGTGACGAGTATATGTATAGTGAGTTTCCAGATCAAGTTAAAACAAAGACAAAAGTCGGATGGTGCTTAGAGTCGCCTTCTGTCAAACCGCAAGTTACCGAGCACCTTGAGAAAATAGAACACAAGTTTGATTATATTATTACCTTCAGAAAAGACTTAATTGAAAAAAACCCTAAAAAATATCTACCAGCTATCGTCGGTGGTACATGGATTAACGAGAATGATCACAATTTGTATACTGATGTTAAAGATAAAAACTGTTCAATAATTCTCTCCGGAAAAGCCTTTTTACCCGGGCAACGTTTGAGACATACTATCTGCCAGCAGGTTCAAGGTATTGATAAATTCGGTGGAGGTACAGCTGCGGGCCATATTTTTGATAAACTCGACTCGTTAAAAAATTATAAATTTAGTTTTGTAGTAGAAAATTGCCAACATTATAATTACTTTACCGAAAAAATAATTGATGCATTTGTTACAGGCTGTATTCCATTATATTGGGGTTGCCCAAATATAGGAGATTTTTTTGATATAAACGGTATTATTATCTTCAATACAATGGATGATATTGCGAATTTTAAACTGTCTAATGCTGTCTACACTTCAAAAATTAAAGCAATAGAAAATAACTTTAAAAAAGCTCAGGAGTATCTATCATCAGATGATACTTTAGCAAAAATAATAGAAAAATATATTTTATGAAAAAAGCATTAGTCTGCGGCGCGGGTGGTTTTATTGGAAACCACTTAGTTAACAAACTAAAGAAACTCGGATATTGGGTACGCGGTACCGACTTAAAAATACCCGAATACAGCCCTACACAAGCAGATGATTTTGTTGTAGGTGATTTGAGGGACAGTGGTATTGTAAACGATTGTTTGAGTGTATCAAGCGGTATATATGTAGATGAGGTATATCAATTAGCAGCAGACATGGGTGGTGCTGGTTATATTTTTACAGGTGAGCATGATGCTGATGTCATGCATAACTCCGCTTCTATAAATCTTAATGTAGTAAATTTGTGCGCAAAATACAATATTAAGAAGGTTTTCTATAGCAGTAGTGCGTGTATGTATCCAGAGCACAATCAACTTGATCCTAACAATCCTAATTGTGAAGAGAGCTCTGCATATCCAGCAAACCCAGATAGCGAATATGGGTGGGAGAAACTATTTAGTGAGCGTCTATATCTAGCTTATAAGCGTAATTACGGGCTCGATGTTAAGATTGCTCGGTTTCATAATATATTTGGTCCTCTAGGTTCATGGTGTAATGGAAAAGAAAAAGCACCAGCAGCTATTTGTCGAAAAGTCGCAGAAGCAAAAGACGGCGGTGAAATCGAGATTTGGGGTGATGGTGAACAAACACGTAGCTTTTTATATGTGGATGAATGTGTTGATGGTATCCTTAAATTAATGGATTCTAATTTTGAGGGCCCGGTCAATATAGGATCTGAAGAAAAAGTAACTATCAATAAGCTAGTAGATATGGCCTCAAATATAGCTGGTAAGAAATTAATTAAAAAACATATCAAAGGCCCTACTGGTGTGAGAGGTAGAAATTCAGATAATAAGCTGATCAAAGCAAAATTAAATTGGGCGCCTGAATTACCGCTAGAGCACGGCTTAAAAATAACATATAAATGGATAGAGCAACAAGTTGCACTTCATAAGGTATAAATTAAAATTTAATAATGATTTCAGAAGATATTAAAGTTTATGACGGTAGCTTAATTCATAGTCGTTTTGCTTATAAATTTTTTCGAGATAAAACACTGCCTATAGGTAATATTGTTGCTTTTCGTGCTCCTATGAAAGTAGAAGCTGAAGGTATGGTCGATAGTGAAGATGTATTGAATAATGATTTTATTTACAGTGACGATGCTATAAATTTTTGCTGGGAAATACCTTATTTAGATCCGTTTGGCGCTGTTGCATGGCAGCGTTTATTTAACACACAGATTGCAAATATACTTAGTACGCAATATCTTAATACACCTATTATTGTTGATGGAGACGATCTCATAGTTCAAAAAGAGCATACACAAGGTGGTGTTACGCAGCAGAGTGGTAAATGTAGTGTAAGTATTACATATGTAAAGAATAATATCGCTCTCGGTCATACAGGTATCAATATTAAAGCCGGTAAAAAAGCTCCTGCGTTTGCTTTTTCAACTAACCTAACAGAACAACAAGCAAACGGCTTTATGACTGATGTTATTAAATTATTTTATACGCTAAATGATGATATTTTTATAGCTACTAGTAAAGTTATAGCTTGAGTACAATTTTTGATTTCTTAAACGATATTCTTTTTTCTAAAAAGAAAGAAGCTTTTAAATCAGTAGACGATAATAAGGCTTTTTCACCATATTTGATTAACAGATGGATTAGTATGTACTCGCCAGAAATGGCTCTAGTGATTAATGATCTCGGTAAGTATATTTCCTTATTTGACAATAAAATTGATTTGTACAACTTCTTTGTCGCGGTTATACCTAAGAAGTCGAGAAAAAATATTAGTTATATAAAGAAAATAAAAGATAATGTCAAGGCAAAGAAAGATGAACCTGATATTGTTACTCTGCTAAGTAAAAAACATGAAATTTCAAAAAGAGAAATAAAAGAATATCTTTCGATTGAATAAATAAACCACGCTCATAAATCATTACAATGAGCGCAAATATTGATTTACTTAATGTCAAGAAGTCGTTAATCGATTTATCTGAAACTCCAAAAAATTCGTTTAACTCAGTTTTTACTGGATATAATCTAAAGAAACTTTTAGATGATATCTTACTTGTAAAATTTGTTGATGAGACGGAAGACGGTACTTCTATTATGAGAAACGGTATTGTGGTACCATTAAACACAGATACCCGAGCATGGAGAATTGGTGAAGTAGTTCTTGCAGGTCCGAATATAAAATTTACACAAGTAGGCGATCTTGTGTGCTTCCCTAACAACCTCGGTATTCCGATTGCTAACTTAGATGTGGATGGTTACGGTAATCTCAAAAAAGGAGTATTCTTAAATGAGCAGAGAATATTTGGTATTTGCTCTCTGAGAAAAGATAATGAAAGTGTCGCTGCCCACATTAAAAAGCGTTCTTCTAAGTAACGTGGGCGAAATAAAATTCGTACGACGTAGACCTAAGTTAGGAGCTTCTCC